TTCGTTATCTGTAGGCTTCCTCCAAGCACCGGAGTCGATGTAGCTTTGGGTGATCTTCCTCGCCTCATCGTCGATCGGCTCCATGTCAATGGTTGGAGGGCCTTCGAATTGAATATCCCTCCGCTCGGGGTTGTGCCCATCGGTTACGATGATATCGCCAAGCTCTGGGTAGTTGAAGCCTGCCGGGTCCTTGATATCGAGGAGCATCGGGACCTTACTGACCATCCTGTTCTGACGGCCGGTGTTTCGGTCGGTTTCCTTATACTCCCACTCGGTCGGCGGGACGGTGTGGAGGTAGTGAGAAGCGGTTAAGCGCCATCGAGCCATAAGGGCCTCCTATTGTTTGGTGAAGCAGACGTAGTTGATTGTGTTGCTGGCGGTTGAGGTTTGCGTTACGACAATCGCCGTTGTGCTGCTCGTCCATGACATAGCAGCGAGGTTGCCGGTAGGCCAGGTGAGGTTGCAGGCCGGGGCGCTAGTGTAGGGGTTGTTGAAGGTGATAGTGCAAGTGGTTGTGGGGGTAGCGCCAACGGAGACGGTTCCAGCAAAGTCGTTGCCAACGATAGCTAGGCCAGCGCCACCGCAGGCGGAAAGGGCAGGCGCTGTTCCGGCGTTGACCATCCTCTTGACGGAAAGAGTGGCATTGCCGCCCATATCGAACTTGATCGGCCCCGCATCGCCAGGGATGGTTTGGACGGCGGTTTGCGCGAGGGCGAAGGATGCCAGGAAGAAGAAGGGAATAGACAGTGCTAAGCGTTTCATTGTTGCCTCCCTAGAAGATGCCCCAAGAGATAGATCCAGGCGCTACCGCTGTTGCGATCGTAATGCACAGATCGGAACCGACGGGCAGGACCCAAATAGCGCCATAGCCATCGCCGAGGGTCAGGACTTGGCCCGCGGCGAAAGTTAGAACGCCGGTGACGTTAGCTGTGTTAGTACCACAGTTAGCGCCAGTGCCAGTTGTGAAGGTAACAGCTGCGGTGGCAACTGGAACGAGGCCAACTGACGTGACGGAGATCGACTTCCCTGCAACGCCGGTGACGATGCGAGTGGAGGCTGCAACGGTTCCAGTGATAGCGGCGGAAGCGGTGGTCCCTGGGATAAGGACAGGTTGCGCGGAAGCGGGGAAAGTGAGGGCCAGTGCGGCCCCCACGATCCAGAGTGTTCTGAGGTTCCTCATGTCGCACTTATCCCTTCGCCAACGTTAGGGCCGAGGTCAACGACGTAGAAGGTGGTAGTACCGGTGACCTGGCCGGAGTAGCCATAGATTAGCTGGCCATTGAGGGCGCCAACCACGATCTTGTGCTGCTGCGGGCCAGAGGCTTTGGTTGAGGTGACGACATCTTGTCGGAGGTCGTTATCAACCACGATGTAGTTTGGCATGAGGTTCCTCCTTAGTTAGCAATGACGATGCCAGGCGGGTAGCCGCCCATCACTGCGTTGTTCAATGCGTTGTACATCTGATCCATGCGATCGAGTACAACCCATCCACCAACGGCACCAGCGGAGTGAGTACCTGCGCTGACGTATTGGAGGCGAACGAAGCGAGGGATGCCGACGCCTGCCGGTGGACGTGGGAAGTCCATGTCGTACAGGCGGGCGCCAGCGGTTAGGGAGGCCTCGGCGTAGACGGGCGAGGTCCACCAAGTAACGTAGGTGCCTGGGATACCAGCGCCGTTGTCAGGGGCCCCTTGGAGCATGACTTGAAGGCTGGTCCCGCCAGTAACGGCGGTGGTTACTTGGACTAGCATCTTCAAGGCAGGGCTGTCACCGATACCCATGTCTCGGGCACCTTGAAGGTTCGCTAGAACCGGGATGCCAAGCATATGGAGGTCGATGACGTTGGAGGAGACCTGCGTGCCGGTAGTGGGCAGGTCGAAGTTGGTCCCGGTGACGACAATGCCGCCGGTAGCCGGGAAGCCGGTGAATTGGAGAGATGCATCTAGGATCATGTTACACCACCCGGGCTTCATTGTTGAGAATTGCGTCACAGGTCCGAACGGGGATGCCTCGGAAGGTTGTGACAGGCTTACCGTCGAACTCCTCGATACGGAGGAGCACGTTGGTCTTGTTCATCGCTTGTAGGTCGAGGTAAGTGCGAAGGACACGGTTGCAGTAGATAACCGTGCGGCCCATGTTTGCTCGGACTTCTGGAGAGTCGGAGGTCTGGACAGCGGAAGCAGAGACTGGAGCGGTAGGCAGGCGGTAGAGGGCACGGACCAGGAGGTTGATTAGGTTCGCGGCGCTAACGCCAGTTAGGAGGGTTACGTCAATGTTGGAGACTCGTGCAACGTAACGCCAGTCACGGAGGACCAGACCGATCTCCCACTTGAAGTGGTCTCGATAGGCTTGGTAGGTGTTGCCAGCAGAGTCGAGAACTGGCCACTCACCCATGTCCCGGTGTTGGAGGCCGGTGATCTTGCCCTTTGGGAATGTAGCGTGGAGGGTGTCGGAACCCCATACGCCAATCCAGAGGGAAGTGTTCACTGAAGCAGTGCCGCCAGCGTCGAGTACGTTCGCAGCGGTTTGTGAGTTCGCAGCGGTTACGGTCGAGTAGCGTGGGGCAAGGCCAGTGAAGCGTTCTGGGTTAGTGAACTGGTTGCCGTAGATCAGAGTCGTCGCCACTTGCTGAGACATGCCCTCGAGGAAGGCCTTGACTTCGGAAAGGCGGAACTCAGCGGTGTTGCCGTTGAGGTCAGCGATGTCCTTGTCGATTACGGCGTAGGTTTCGAGGTTGCCGCAGGTGTCAACGATTTGAGCGGTGGTTGACTTGGCATTTGGAACGCCTTGGTTCAGCAAGCGCCAAGTTGCTTGTGGTAAGCCGGTGCGGACGGTCGTTTTGTGTCCGGTCGGCAAGTTGCCTTCGACGACTAGCATATCGTCGAGGATTTCGTTGGTCTGAGAGAGGAGTTCGATGATCGCAGCGACTCTGTAGTCATCTCCCATCCGTTTGGCCCAGTCCGCATAAGTTAGGGCCGTTGCGCCTAAGGTAGCCATTTATGGCTCTCCTATCTGGTTAAGTTCACGGTTGCGATCCTTCTCCCATCTGCGCTTTGCGGTTCGTCCTCTCTGAGGCTGGGTTCAGGGTAGTTTCGGGTAAAGGGCTTGGGCAATGGTTGGTTTCTCTTGGCCTGGGATGGATTGGCCAAAGCGGGAAGGGCCACCGCCAGCAACGTGGCCGCCTTCGGTAACGGATTGCGCAAGGCGCCAGAAGGCCTTGATGAAGGCGGGGTTGTTACCAGCGCCGGTGAAGTCCATTGCTTCACGGAAGGCCGTGCCGAGCTTGGGATCGTTTAGGCCGTCGATGGCTTTGCCAATGGTGGCTTTGATCTCAGGGAGCTTATGGCCCATCTCTGGATCGAGCTTTACTTCGTTGATCCATCTCTCTTGAACGTCTTCCCATGCCTTGAATGGGGCGTCGAAGGCTTCTTGGTTGGTTTTGGTGTAGTAGTCGATGAGCTTCTGTCCTTGGTCTTGGGAAAGGTTTAGGTCTTTGAAGAGGGAGTTGATTTCCTTCGAGGTGTCCTCGGAGATCTCGTGGCCTTCGGGGACTTTGAAGGTTTCGTACTTCTCTGGAGCGCCGGAGGCGGGTTCTTTCTTAACGTCTTTGTTAAGAAGAGAGGACTTGTCTTCGGGTGGCTTAGTCTCTGGTGGCTTCGTCTCCGGAGGAGGCTTCGTCTCCGTAGATGGAGGGGTCGAGGTCTGATCCTTGATCTCGCCCGTTGGCGTTCGGATCTCTGGTTCGTTCGCTAGTGCTACGTCGCTCATTTGATTCCCTCATCATTAGGATGTAGTCGTCTGGACAGGAGGCCATGATGTCGTTGAGGAGGCGGAGGCCGATGTCTCGCTGGCCTTCCATGAAGGCCATGGTTGTGGGGTCTCGGTTGTAGCTGGTGCGGAATATGTGACACGACTCAAGAGTCTCCAACACCCATCTCCTACCGGGTATGGCAGACATGAGTCCCACAATGACTTCTCGTCGTTGTTGTTCGGCGAGTTTTGCATCTTTCTCTGCACGACGAACGTCCTTTCGTTCAGCTGCGTTGTAGCTCATGCTCGTATTATGAAGCCGAAAGCGTGCCAGCCAAGAAGAAAGAGAAGAATGAAGAGCATTAGGGTGGTGGCGTGGGCGTAGGGGTATTGGCCAGGTGCGTAGATGCTACCTACCCAACCGAGGATCCATAGTAGCATGATAACCCAAAAGATCAGACCTATTGTCATTGCGGACCTCCTGTTATTGCTTGTAGGGCGTTTTGTCCTCCCCCAACGTCGGTGGCGCTGAGGTTCTTAGCGCTTGCAGCGTATTTCTCTGCCATTTCGGCTTGTTGCTGCGCTTGCTGCGCTTGTTGTTGCTGTTGACGTTGGGCACGGATTTGTTGGAGCTCTTCTGGTGAGCGGATGATGCGTGGGTCGTTGTTCATCAGAGAGGAGTACTTGTCGAGGCAGAAATCGATGTCGATGTTGTCCATAACGGCAGGATCGACGCCAACGAGGCCGCCTGCGATCTGGAGAAGGCGCTCTATCCCTGCGGTGGAGGCAGCGGATTGCGCAACGGCGAGCATGGAGATGAATTCTATGTTAATAGCGGCTCCTTGGAACTGTTGAGGAGCAGGTGGTAGTATTCCTGCTCGTGCTGCGATAGCAAAGACTCGTTCGACCACAGGTTTAAGGCCCTCGTCATAAATTCTTTGAAGAACTGGTCCGAGCATGACCAGGGACTCAGATTTTCGCATGTCCCACTCAACGGCGGTGACGTTGGAACGGGTTTCGTACTGGGATGCGGTTTGGAGGACATCGTTGAAGAATACCCTTTTTATTCTGTCTCGGATCTCTTGGAGATCTTGGGAGATTTCTTGGATACCTGGTTTCCAGTTGCCGTAGACGGAACGGAAGCCAGGGTTGCCGGTTTGAGAGAGGCCTGCGGTGTAGGTTATGCCTCCAGGGAGGAGAGAGGCGGGTTGGTTCTTAAGTTGGATGTCTGCTTCCATAGGCGGGTTGACGGATTTGTCGATAGCTTGTGCTTTCCGACGGACCTCCTGTTGAAGCTGTTTGATATCTGGAAGAGCATCCATACCTGGGGATCGTCCGTAGGCGTCATTAGATACAAGGTCCCACCGAACGGCAATGTTAGGTTGTTCATGATAGCCTCGTTTGCGTAGGAAGCCTTGGGCGTAGCTAGCGCCGCCTTGTGGGGAAGCAGAACCGCCCCATTCCCAATAGCACTCACGGTATTTGAACCTTTTGTTAACGCCATAGTCGATCTTGCCGACGTTGGGTTCGAGGGCGTGGGCTACGACCAGTTCTCGAGTAAGGGAGGAGCCACCGTCTTTATAGAGGGCCTGGACGGCAGGGGAGCAGTTCTCGAAGCCGAATTCGTCAACAACACCTGAGACGGTGATGGTGAATTCACGATAAAAGACGCAAGGACGGTATTGCCCATCGAGGTCGATGTAGTATTCGCCGAAGCAGGGGTTGTAGCAGTGGATTACGTTCTCGAAGTCTTCGTAGATGAGCATAACGCCAGTGCCGAAGACGACCAGATCAAAATATAATGTGGCGATGGAGTTGTAGAAGTTGCTCTCGGAGAAGATGAGCATTAGAAGGCGTTCACACTCAGCAAGCCATAAACTGACCGGTGAGGTTTGGGTCGAGTCGATACGATTGATTTTCAATTTGATCCAAGGCCTCGTGGGGCTCGATACGCCAGATATAAGTCCCGACGCTAAGTTCCTTGCTGCTAAAGTGCCGGTGGAGTCCAGGATATGTTGATTGATAGGCGAGCCACGGGCCATTTGATTCGGGGTTATAAGCCATTTGTACCTCCGAGGGAGGATGTAGTCGGCTAGTTCACGGGCATGGGTCCACCAAGAGTAGCGATTGACACGGAGGCCGGTAAGGCGGCCCTCGACGTGGCGTCGGAGCTTAAGGTCGGCTTCGGGTACGCTTGGCACTCGTGGACTTGTCCTTCTGGACGATTGGGTTCTTTGATTCTTCCGTAGGGCCGAGTTGTCCCGCCTCGTGCATTTGCGCAGCTGCCATCAAGAGGTGGGATTGGGAAGGTTTGAGATCATCCGGGATCCCAGGGGCGGCGGAAGGGGAGAAGGGAACGACTGGCATAGAACGAGGGTCCTGTTGGCTTTGACTGTGCTATTGACCTAAGAGAGTTTTGCCCCCAGCGCCTGAAGGTGCGCCTACCACTCCGCCTGGAGTGGTTGTATCGGCTAGGAAGGAGGGTTGCTGGGGTTTCTTCTGTGGACGTTTGTCTGACTGGAGAGCAAGAGGTGGAACAGGCGGTGGCTCAGGGGTGGCGGGCATTGCCTGGCCTTTGGAGAAGATTTGACTCATGCGGACATTCTTTCTTCGGAGAATGGGTTGTATTCCCATTCGATCAGTGGTTTCTGTGGGCCGTCTCGGCCTGCGTGGATGTGTTTGGCAACTGGCATAGCGAAGGTGAGGGCAAGAGCATCGGCGATGTCGGGGGATTCGAGGCCCCGTTTGGTCATGTCTTCCTTGCGCTCGAGTTGGATTTCGTTACGAAGGTTGTAGG